AAATAAGATTGTATCGCCATTCTTCGCTCCCCAGCAACCGCCGTTAGTGGTTGCGCATGAGGAACAGTCACCCGGGCACCAGATGGCATCATCCGTTACCATGCAACTCTGAGTGCCGTCCTTCCATACCGGACTGCTGACTGGCAGGTTGTGCGGGTTCACATTCGTATCCCCATACCATCCGCTCAAGATGATGTGAAGATTGCTCGGAAGCTCACCCACATTGTCTATCCACTCATTGACGATATCGTACATCTTCGTGAACATGAGGAACTGGCACCCGGGCACCCTCGTCGCTATTCCGACAACCCTGCCGAAATAGTCATAGTCTTTGATGTCCCCGCCCACGTGCCAGCGGAAGAACCGATGGAACTGTGCATGTGCCTCAACCTCGCGGAAGTACTTCTCCCTATCCAGCTTGAGGATTGCGCTGTTATTGGCCCGCTGCTTCTGACTCTCATTGTAGCAGCATACGTTCCTGACGTCATAGCAGCCACGCGAGCAGAGCTTGCAGTTACCACAATCCGCAACCGGAATCAGCGAGACGGACGGAACAAGTGCCGTACATTTGCGGTTACCGTAACTCAGTCGGACGTGCAGGTCAGTCGCGTCCTTGATTGCGTCCCTCAGGTCGGTCATCTTCTTGACTCTGAATCTAACCGTCTCTTCCTTGAATTCGGCATAGTTGTGCTTGCCGGTTAACTTTGTTGTTGACATAACTATAAACTGCAATAAACTGTGAAACCTTTCTTTGTTGTCCGGATCCCAATGAATCCTCCCCAGAAATGACTCTTCTGCTCCACGACCTTACAAGCCTCCTCATAGGTCGGATAAGTGCCGACAATAATGTCAGTGAAATTGAATCGTGCCATAACTCTACTTTTCTATTGTCCTTGTTACTACAAAATACATTCTTTTGAATCCGAACGGGCCGTCCACATAGAACGTTCCGTCCGGTACGTGCCTGACTTCGAAGCCCTTTTCTTTCGAGAAATGCTCCGCAATTCGCTGCATACGCTCGTGCGCTCCGTCAAAGGTCGCATGAACTGTCTGCAACGTTTCGTGACCGCCCCTGCCGTCACTCAAATGCTTGCAGTGAAGCAGATAAATCATATTGCCTACCATTGCTTTACTATCTTGAAATTGGATTCTTCGCATATTCATATAGACCCTGCTCCACTTCATCAAACTTCTTGAGAAGGCATTCAAGGTCTTCAATATATGTCTTCTTGTAATCCCGGTATCTGGGCGAAAAGTCGTACCTCTGCACATTACCGTCGCGGTCAACCTTGAGATCCTGGTCTCCACAGCACCCGCCGTTTGCGATGCCGAAATAGCCCTTCATCGTGAAGTTTCTGGCTGGAGCATCCAGATATGGATGGTCGCAGAAGAACCCAACACGATGGGTGATGTGCTCCGTACAGAACTTCGGACTCTCCATCGTCTGCCATCCGTCCTTGATGGGCCCAAGATAGAACCTATTCGCCGTAAGAGCCTCGGCTACATCAAACATCTTGCGGAGTCGTGGCGCCAGAGCCTTGACCTTCGCTTCCAGCTCTTCTATATAGGCATCCCTCTTCGCTTCCTTGTCTTGAATCTCTTCGTCAATAGACTTTCTCTTCGCGAAGATTCCGCCAATGACATCGTCATGACTCGGTTTGGGGTCTGGCACCTCCACGAACTCCAAAGAGCCGCACCCGTGCTCAACCTCCAGCCAATCCCTGTTATCCATAACATCCTCGTAAGCCGTTGCCATATCCCTCAATGTGTCCGCAACGAATTCCTCGTCGCAGTTGATTACTATTCTAATCTGTCTCATGTTTTGCTTTTTTGTTAGTCAATATCGTATCCTATGAATTCGTCGTCATTGATAAGAAGATAGTAGTAGCCGTTGCCACAATCCTTGTATTCAAGGGACAGGCATCCGCTCAATTCAGTCTTTGCCTCGTCCTCCCACCACAACTCCAAAGTAGCCTCGTAGCCTCGGAACGGCACTCTCGGGCTGTGGAAAGTCCTTCGCTCCTTGAGTGCCTTGCGGAACTCCTGCTCATAGTAAGGATGTTGTAGACCGAAACTCTTCAGCGAGATAATCTTCCCCTCTATGGGTACACCCGTGCTCAGTCCGTTCTCATACGGACTCTTAGCGGGGTCCGCAGCCAGGCACTTCCGAATAAAATCGTTAGTAAAGGTCGCCAACGCCGCCTTCTTGATGAACTTGGCGGTCTCATTCTTCGGCTCAATCTTCTGAAGCCAGACCTTGACCACTCGCCCCCATTCAATGAAATGACCCCATCTTGAGCAACCCGGCTTATGCACGATAATGCCGTGTACTCCGTGAGAAATGGTCGCCTCCCTCGGCTTGCCCGCCTGGGCGTACCAATCATTGTAAAGGCACTTCAACTTGCCATACGGATTCTGCTCAAGCCAAGCCTGAGCCTCCTCAATTGTCATCACTTGTCTCATTACGATATGTCATTTATGTGGTTAACTCCTGCCATCCAACTGATTTGGGACAGCTTGTATCCGCCTGCATCCTCCAGCCACTCCTCAATCTCCTCGCTGGTCTCCATCTCGGGAGCCTTGATGATGTCAACCTCCCCAACGCTGTAATCTAAAACTGCTATTATCATATCCTACTTGCTTGAAAAATCGTCTTCCGTAAACTCTATTCCAGCATATGCCTCAATCACATCTTCGTCAGGCACCAGGCTGTCTGCGTTCGCCAGGATACCCCACGACGGTCTGTCGTACATCTCCATAATGTACGCCTGCTTCAGCTCCGCCAACTGGGCGGGACTCAATTCCGTTACTGTCATATCGCTTTACTTTTATTTCCTGCAGGGTTTTTTCTATACCCCATCTAATTAACATTCCCATAGTATTCCTTCGTTCCCCTCTATTACTTCATCCCAATCCTCAAAGAAATCAACACTGTAGTCATTGTCCTCGCACCACTCGCTGATACAATTCACAATGTCATCGTACAACTCCTGATCCGCCATACTGAAAGGACAGCGCATCCGGTCCATCTTCTTGAGTGCCAACTGCACCCTCAACTCATAATCCTCGATGTTGTTGCGACAGTAGGCCGCAATCTCCTTGGTCATTTTCTTCGTTAGCATAGCATACACATATCCTTCCGCCAGAGCCTTCTCTCCCAACTCATCCTTCTCCTCATCGCTCAGCTTGTTGAACTCATCCCAGGAGCCGTAAATCGTCCCCCAGTCACCCATACAATCGTCAAGGCCAGTCACCAAGATGCAACCAGCCTTTTCGTAATAATGATACCTAGTCATAATACAACGCTCCGTTAATTATCGCTTTCCCAATAGGATAATAATCCGTGCTCAGCTCTTCAGCCGTGTAGTTGACCCAGGAGCCGTCGCACTCGCTGAATACCGCGAAGTTATCCCCACTCAACTCAATCCACTTACTGCTCCTCAGTATCCCGAAACAGATGTAAAACCTATAGACGCCCCCACGAATCAGCTCGCGCAGGTGTTCCACGCTCTTAACTCGCTTCTCTTCCATGGCTATTCAATTATTGCTTCAACATATTCATCTGCCTTGATAATTCCTTCCTCCTCCATCCTAATCACTTCGTCCAAGGCATCCTCATAATTGTCAGACAAGAGCGCCACATACTCAACGCCCTTGTCGCTCCTTATTACTGCTTTCATATTAGCACTCGCTGATTACATCGTCACAGTTCACAAAGTACCGCTCAAGGAACAGTTCCGTGTAGTCGGTATGGAATCTATCATTTACCCAAGCCAACACATTGGCATAGGTAAACGGTTGACCACACTCAATCCTCTCATATGGGCAAGATGGCGCATATACTCTCTCATTGGTCGGGACCTTCCACCAATTGCCGTATTTTTCCAGCAACTGTTCCTTCTTCTTCTGGTAGCCCCTGTCCATCTCCTCCGCCTTGCTCACATCGAATACTTCGCCCCACCAGCCGCGAGCCTCATCCGCATCTACCTTGTTATCTCGTACCGGGTGAATCTCAATGAACCACACATGGCCGGTCTTGTCCTTGAAGTTCGTCCGGATCCGATAGTTGCCTATTCCTCCCTCAACAGTAGGCGGATAGTTCATGCCCATAGAATGCCATGTCAGCACTCCTCGCTGGCTACAATACTCCAGCGTCTCAGCCTTGCGCTCCTCAAACATCTCCTTAGCCTGAGCCCTCTGCTCGTCGCTGATTTCATACTTGTTCCAGCAGTTCGGCCAGTTTACATAGTGCCCGTCGGTTATGCTCCTCCCGTCCTCATATCTTCCGTAGCCGACCGCAAATCTCGCTTCCCTGATGCCCTTGTCGCTCTGCATCATCTCGCGGAACATCTCGTCCGTCAAAATTGGATACTTTGCCATAATCTAAATGTTATAAAGTGATTCAATATAACCTTTCCTCGCCTCGGTCATCCCCCTCAGACACGCACCACGATACACCCAACAGTCCCCTGCGCGGGTGAACGTGTCATACAACGCCCAGGCTGGATGCTCCAAGTCCTGGTCCTTCGGTTCGCCCACTTGGAACAAACCGTTCTTGCAACATGCCGGCGGAACACAATCACGCAATTGCGTCACAACATCGTCCGCCACCAACTGGCCAACACTAATCCTAAGAGAGCCGTCACGCTCCCAATCCTTCATCGTGTACATAGCCTCTCCTCCATCTTTTTAACAAACTCTTCAATCAGCGCGTCATTCTGCTGGTCGTCCATCTCGGTCTGGACGGAGAAATGCGTCCACTCCAACTTCTCTCGCCATTCAATATCCTCGCCCTTAAAGACTGTCACAGTCAGAGTGACAGACCAGTACTTGCTCTCTCCGCTTTTGTCCTTGAAAGTCTTCAAATCAACAAATCCGTTGATGTCCACATATTTCCTCTGCAGGCGTGCGAACTCGCCCAGTACTTGCTTTATCGTTTTCATATTTCCTATTTCTTAGTAGTTAACAATCTTCGGCCCGCTGCAAAGCATCCAACTGTTTGCCTGCAGATTCTCAATGCCGTATTCTTCTTTGATTCGCGTATACTCATCCAACCGGATATGATGCGCCCTGCAATCCACCGACTCCACTTTCGTGATGTCTACGCTCGGCTCGCTGTGCAGATACACCTGCCTGCGGAACTCGTCAAAGTCGCCCGCCAACTTCTTCAGCAAAGCGACCTCGGATTCAATCAGCGTATCGCCAACAGACCAGTAATTACCGGACCACGACGGCTCAATATTCCTATAAAGAGAGCGGGCCATCTCTCTCAAGACAGCCCACTCGCGCTCACTCAGTTTCATATCATCTCGTTTATTGTTGCTGCTATTGACTCAAGCCTTGCGTAGGTATCCACTACAAGTCTTTCCAAGACCTTGCGGTCAAGGTTGCCCAAGTCGTCCTTCTTTGTCGCTTGGTCGATCCGGTGAATCGCCTCCCATACTTTCTCTGCTACTGCCTCCATCGCTCTACCTCCAATCAACCCTGCGGCCGTCTATGTATCTGAACCCCCAGCCTCTCGCTCGCTCCTCGTCCAACGCAATCTGCATCTGCTCGCACTTCTTCATCCACTTCGCCTTCCTCTCCCTCAGCACTCGCCTCGCAGTCCTCGTCACAATGCGGCCGTTGCTCAACCTAAGCAACAGACCGCTCAACATCATCCTACCACTCATCGCTCACGCCCTCCATATCCAGCTCCGCCTGCTCTTTCGCAGACAATGCGTCGTTAACCTCGTCCGCGACTTCCTTCGCCTCCTCCATGCTCAACACCATCTCAAAGTCACTCCGAGCAATCCTAATAACCTCCGCAGTAGTCACTGCTCCCTCGATGGCCAATACTACCAGTATCCCCATCACGATTTTCTCAAATTTGCTCATTGCTTTTACTTTTAAGTTGTTTATGATAAAGCGGCTCTCATAGCCTGCATTTCGTCCTCATAAAGAAAACGAGGAAACTTTGCAGCCTCCTCGTCCGTCAGTTCAACCTCGCGCCACTCGCCCGTGCGCTGGCCCATCCAATCGGTCGGACAATACCAATATGTCCTCTTCTTCTCATTACTCTTCATAGAACTTCCCTCCCTCAATCTGCCAGTGACGGTTCAGCAAGTCCTCGATCTGCCACTGCTTGCTGCACAAGGCGATCGCCTCGCAAAAGTTGCTAATCATCGTCTCTCTGACGGCCTTCGCCCTGGGCATACTAACTCGCTCGGGCAGCTCAAACACAAAGGTCCTGCCGTCCATCGTTCCTATTACCTTCTTGCCCTCAATCCGGCAATCCTCCCTATACGGAGCTATCTGAATCGTTCTCATCGTTCTATCCTCCTATCGTGAAAACAACCTCCGCCATAGAGTAGAGATAATCGTCCTGATGGCTCATAATCTTGGCATACTCTTTTGCGTCGCTCTCGTCGTCGCAAGTGAAAACTACGGTCGGATTCCATCCGGAAACCTTTGACCAACGAATAACTAAATACTTTTTCATATACTTTTCTTTTAAGTTGATAATTCGTGAGCGCATCGGGATTCGGACCCAACTCGCCCTGCCGTTCGTATCGTTTTTATCTTTGCATCGTTCCCACTCAGATGCCGTTAAAGAACCTTCCGATACCATAGCCTCCAGATCCGCTGGGGCATAGTTCGCCCTAGCAGAGTTTGCTCGTTGCTCGTTCAGACTTTTTACCCTACTACGCTCATCCTTGCTATCGGCATTGCGTAGTAGGTCGGCTCTTTCTTTCCGAGGCTTTCCTGCAATGTATCATCGCGCACCGCTCGCTCGCATTGCTCGTTTCGCCTTACTCTATGCAATCGTCGTTACTATCCAACGACTGCCAAACTTACTCCGCACTGGTCTTACTCGTTTGTGCCTTTCAGTGGGTTCTCTTCGGTGCTAATGGTATTCTTTCTGCCTGTCCAGTCGTGCATCCACAAAGTCCCTTCGTTCATTCGCACGGAGTCCGTTCGTGTATGGTCGCAGTCGTCCGTCAAGGCATACTTATCCCATTCGTTCTCCGCATTCCCTCTGCCAAGACAATATCCACCCACTAATCCCTCAAGGATATTGTCCGCCTACTTACCTATATCCCCATCGTGGCAGTAACGGGGCGGTCTGTTCGTTCGTGCCGTCTGCAGTCCCTTTGTGCCTATTTAGGCAGTCCGTTCGTGCGGTCTGGCAGTCGCTAGAGAGCCGATTTCGTACCTATAGCGGTGCATTCAAACCGCTATAGGCAAAAAGCGGAATTATTCCGCTATGGGGGTAACGATTTCAACAAGTGCGGACTTACGCCCTACCTTATAGTCAATGAGGTTCTGGATTGACTTTGAAACAACCGCACCAGCACACGCCCTACCTTTGAGGGTGCGCACTTTGTATCCGTCCTTTGTTTTGATGCATAACTCACCGCTAGCGGTCTGATACGGATAACAATTAACAACAACTTCCAGAGCAGTTTTGTATAACCCTTTTGCCATATTGGCGGAATTACGACACGCAGAAGTTGTTGCGGTCAATTGCCTGTATGCATACTCAATTGAGTTCGCAAAATTTGCAAGTTCCGTTCTGACTTCCTTTTTAGCGGTTGCGGTCTGGTTGATGATTTCCTTCTTTGTAAGGTTCTCAATACCATTGTAAATTGTGTGTTTCATGATGTTAAAATATTTTAAAAATTAAACTTAAATGTCCGGTTAATTCCTTAACCCTTTGCAAAGATAAGTATATATAACTATATAACAAGCGGAAAATTAAACTATCAAACAATTTTTCTGCATTCTAAAATAAAATTTTGTAACTAATTGAAAATTAATAACTTACAACGCAAAAAAAATTGCATTTTTCCGCATTTCTTGGAAAATTTTATCCCATTTTTGCAACTTACTGAAAATCAATATTTTACACTTTATGCCATTTTTCCACATTTTAGAATTTCTAAAATATTTTAATAACCCCAGGATCCTTTATAAAAAATTTTAATAACTGACAGAACTGACCAATTCCTAAACTTTTTTAATATCTAATACCATCTTCTTAAATATCCTTAAAAACCCACCAGCAGAGAGAGTTTTGAAAAAATTTTAAAAAGTTGGGATCAATTTTTAAAAAAATTTAAAAACTATTTTTTTTATATAGGTATTGCACGCACAACGACCGTTGTGTAATTGTAACTAATTGAGTTTTAGACTAAAACGATTTAATTTTAACGCAAAAATTGAAAGGGTAGCAAGGGTGCGGACGCCCCCTGCGCGTAGATCCCGGGGTGCGACTCTGAAATTTTTTTTAGTCATTTTTTGTCCCCTGCCAAGTTGCTGTTTTCCAGAGAGTTGACTGTACTCTAACCTTGACCAACCTACATAAAGTACTCACCCAAACACCAATCTACATATATATAAATAATTGATATTCAATAAGTTGTACGAATTGTGATTAGTAAATATATAAGATAGAAATATAAATTGAAAATATTCCTTAGGGAAATTTCCTACATTCCTACATTCGTCTTTGTAAGTTATTGATTGTCAGTCCGTGAAACTATGTAGTTTCCATTTTCAAAATCTACACTAAATCTACATTTCCTACATTTTCGTACATTTTCCTACATTGGCAAGGTCTTTGTTGCCTCGTGGAAGCCATGAGCAGGACGAGAAAAATCAGGGGATTTGGCGGAAAGTACTCTGTTTCCGAGAGCGGGAAAGTGTACTCCGGCGGAAACGAGCTGACGCTGATAGGCGGGAGGTATGTGAACCTCTGCCACGGAGGCGATGTGCAGAGGGTGGATGTGGCGTATCTCGTGGCGAGGGCGTTCGTGAGCAATGTGGCCGGGAAGGAGTATGTGTGGCATCTGGACGGGGATGTGAGGAACAACCGGGCGGAGAACCTGGCGTGGAGGGAGGTGAGGCAGAACCTGGGCGGTGGAGGCAGGCGAGCCTTCAGCGGAGGGATCCTACAGTACGACCTGGAGGGGAACTTCGTGGGGATGTTCCAGACTGTCCGGGAGGCGTCGGAGGCGACGGGTGTCGCGAGGGCGCTGATTGACCGCTGTCTGAGGGGTGAGGCCAGGAGGGCGAAGAAGTGGGTGTTCAGGAGGGCGTGAGATATGATGGTGGAGAGCGTATATATAATGAAGGGCGAGAGCGTCGGCGATGCCATGGAGAGGGCGGAGCGGAGGATGAAGGAGCGTCTGTGGCGTGAGGTCTGGCGCGACCTCGTGGAGCTGGACGGCGTGGAGTATGCCGTCGAGGAGAAGGAAGGAGGCATTTTAATAACTGCAAGATATGAAGACAAGATTTGACATTATGGACGAGGTGTGGTTCTTCAACACCTCGGAGAGGCGGTTCGACTCCGCCCAGGTTAGGGGCATCCGCGTGGTGCCGACGGGCATCAGCAAGGACGAGGAGGGGAACGACCGTCTGGACGGCTATGCCGTGCTTTATGAGATGGACAGCCGCGTGGTGCTGACGGAGAGCGAGGTGTTCGCTTCGGAGGCGGAGGCGCGTGAGAGTTATGTAAGGTTTTTCACTGGCTCATAAAGGGGTGGCCGGGTGTGATGCGGCGGTCCATGCCGAGGACGGCGTCCAGGGTAGGTCGGCAATATGACGGGGAGGGAGCCCCGGGAGTTCTGTTTGTACTTAATTTTCTTTCTCCCCGTCGGATGAAAGGCTCCCGGCATAATCATTGTAGGCCAATTGTCGGCAGAGGCTGGCAGCCGGGGAAGACCGGCATTTTGGGGGGGTGTTTGGTTTTGACTTGCGAGAGGCAGGTACTGACTTACGCACTGAGCGGTGATCTCAGTTGAAAAAAGCACCGCAAGATTAGATGGCAAGAACATTTTCGGCAGGATAGCGGACAAGGTTCGCGGCCTGCGCAGAGCGTTTGCGGGAGATAATTTCGCACTGGCTGTTGCCTAAGGATTTCTGGGTTAGATTAAACCCGGTGGTGGAGATGGGCGGATTGACCCGCTCTCAGTCCTGGAGCCGGACTCTAAATGGCTAGCCTAAGCGTATGAACAAAGTCAGTATGGGCACTCGTATAGGACACGGGTTCGACTCCCGTCACCTCCACATGACGCCGTGAGGCGTGATATCCATGGTTTTAGATTTAGGCTATGCCCAGCCCTGGCGGGAAGTTGGGGCTGGGATTTTGAAAGATTGATTTTTTTGTTATATATTTGTAGTGGCGCTTATGGGTACGGCGTCAGGATGAAGTTTAGGCGAATCCTCGTCGGGAGTACCCACCCTTCTTCGGAAGGAGCTCGACGGGGATTTGCCGTTTTTTTTACTGAAAAAACCGCAGTCAGTGAAATACGATTATGTGATAGATTATCTATGCTCCACGGCCGGCGTCTCGTTTGAGGGCGCGGGCAGTTCGGACAAGCGTGTGGACAAGTTGACGGAGGCGGGGATAGCCGAAGCCCTGCGGAGGTACATACTGGGCGAGGAGGGGGACAGCGGGAACGATTTCTTCCGCGTGGTGGATGACCAGAATGTGTGCGTCTTCAACGGCAAGTTCTTCGAGCGTATGTCGGATGTGAAGTTGGAGGGCATCATAAGGGACACCTTGAGGAAGAAGGGTGTCGGAATGGTGTACCTGCTGGGGTCGGTGAAGACGATAACGCGGTATGTGATTGACTCGATGCTCGCGGACGAGGACAAGCGGTTTCATCCGGACCGGAGGTATGTGTGCTTCCGCAACTGCGTCTTGGACTTGAAGACGATGAGGGTGAAGGAGCACAGCCCGGAGTACTGCACGGACATCATAATGAACTTCGACTACGACATGGGGGCTCGGTCTGCTCTGTGGGACAGGGTGATAACGGAGACGATCCCCGACGAGGGGATGCGTACCGCCTATCAGCAGTTCTGCGGGGCTTTTCTCTTGAACAGGCACGAGTACAAGTTTGAGTATGTGTGCTTCGTGATAGGCGAGGGTCAGAACGGCAAGAGCATCATCTGCAAGGCTCTGGTCAATGTGTTCAAGAACGAGGACGAGCGGGGGCAGGCTGTGACGAAGTGCGTGACGACCTACACGCCCGACCAGCTCTTCCGAAGCCAGCAGATGCAGTATGTGATGGCCGATGTGCAGGGCAAGATAATGAACTACTGCGACGATGTGTCGGACAAGGATTTCTCGGGAGGCGATTTCAAGGCGTTCGTGTCGGGAGGCGAGTTCCGAGGCAGGAGTCCTTACGGCAGGGAGGTCATAGAGGTGACGGATGTGCCGCTGATGCTGTGCTGCGCCAATAGGATCCCGCCGACGACTGACGACTCGGAGGGTTATTTCAGGAGGTTCGTCATCATCAACTGCCCAAACCATATTTCCGAAAAGGACAAGGACACGCAGTTGGAGGCGAAGCTGAGGGATGATAAGGTGCGGAGCGCTATCTTCAACTGGATGGCCGAGGGGTACAAGCAGTTGATAGCGAACGAGTGCAAGATAGACATGTCCGACGCCGTAAGGCAGTTGAAGGAGGATATGAAAGCCGACTCCAACAGTTGCAGGCGATGGATAAGGGAGTTCGGATATGAGGCATGTGAGCCGACGGGGACGAACGACCCGAGGTGGAAGTCCTTGAGGGAATGGATGCAGATATACGCCCAGTACTGCAAGGACTATTCTGACGGAATGCCGAAGACCTCCAAGTCTGTGGCTAAGATTTTCAAGGAGATGGGCTTCCAGATGGCGAGGCGACCGGACGGTGTCTGGTACTGCATCGGCAAGAAGGGAGACGAGGAAAAGGCTGAGGCGTCCAAGGTAATCCAGGCATCGCTGGGGCTGACGGACGATGATGGCGACAATTTACCGTTCTAGGATATGTTTGAGTATGATGCGTTGGCGGCGTTGAGAAATACGCCGAGATTGCTTGGGATGGAACTGCAGGAGAAGGGGCGGAACAAGTTGGAAGGTCCCTACTACCTCAACGGCGACTTGCACCCTTATAGGAGGGACAAGTTGAAGGTGTTCGTAGGGCGCGGATGCGTCTGGATAGCCGAGGAGGGAGGCAGATGCATCAGCCTGACGCAATGGCTGATAGAGTTCGGCGGAGCGTCGGACTACAAGGACGCCATAAGGATGATAAAGGGCGAGAGCCAGGCGTTGGTATGGACGCGTGAGTTGAGGGAGAAGAGCCGTGGGGAGATCAAATATGTGCCCAGGGAGGTGCTGGAGGCGTCCAGATTGTATGATTTGCGGCTTTGTCCGCTCTTTAGGTGGATGTGTACGCTTTTCCCCGAGGAGAAAGTGCGTAAAGTGTGGCGAGAGTACAATGTGACGACCGACGGGCAGGGAAATGCGGTGTTCTGGTATGTGAACCAGGAGGGGAAAGTGCTGTATGACAAGCGGATTGCGTATAGGGAGGACGGCCATAGGGATAAGTCTCACTTTCCTGCGAGGAAATATAGGGTAGCGGACGGCTACTCTGAGAGATGTTACTTCGGGGCGTGTGTTGAGGCGGACGGGAAGAGGGCTTTCGTCGTGGAGTCAGAAAAATCCGTGCTGCTGGCAAGGCTGTACTACGGCAGGAGGTTTCTTGCGACCGGCGGAAAGGGCAATCTGAGGGAGGTAGAGCCGGGGATGATGCTGTGCCCGGATATGGACGCGAGGACTGAATGGGAAGAGAAAGGTGAAGTGTGGCCGTGGTGGGAGAAATGGGGCTTGCCCGAGGGGCAGATACCCGACCATGCGGACATCGGAGATATGATAGAGTCGAAGTTATGTCGTGTATCTGGAAAGTAGCAGAGGAGGACAGGCGGTGCGAGTACTGCCTATGGTATGAGGGCTGTGACGAGCGTCCGACCGAGAAGATGGAACGGGAGAAGTTCTATATTGAAACGATGTCTATCCTCGTTGGGAAAGACATCCTTACTGATACGCACGAGAGGAATGTGGTGTATGGGAGGAACATGGTGGCGTATCAGTTGACCCAGGAGGGCTATGGCGTATGCAGGATAGGCAGGATATTGGGAAGGCACTACACCACGGTTGTGTATGCGAAGTACCAGATCATTGAGATGCTGAGAAACCCGAGGCTATATAAGCGGGAGATGGAAATTTGGGAGCAATTTCAAAAAATCATAAAATCTAAGTATTATGTGGAAGAAGATTCAGAAATGGTGGTACTTCCGGGTTCAGAATCCGGTGGTACGCAAGGGTGAAGCAGGCGGCTTCAAGTGGGTATTTAGGCGTTTTTGGCTCGAGATAGAGACGAAAAGCGGAAACTTCAAGGCTCGGTTCACTGCCGGGGAGCATCCGTACGGAGCATTAATCTCTGATAAAACGGATAGTAATATCCACGGTTTTTGTGAAATCTTATATGAAGTGGGAATGCTTCTTACTTCTGAGCAGAAGTTTGCAGACGATATCCAGAACGCTCTTAAAAGATACAGCAATAGGATAGAAAAGTCTATTGAGATTAAAGAGGATGAGACAGAAGAAATGATAGCTATTAAAACCGAACAGGCGATCCAAGAGCATATCGACCTCCCTTCCAAACAGAGGCGTAAAGTGGAGAGAGACATAAATGGACGATTTAAGGCTGCGGTAAAAAAAACCGATAAACTTGCAGAATAGCAATAAATTTTCTACCTTTGCATAGTAAGGTATGTGAGAGATACCTGGTAGAAATTTTACAGCCCCTGCTAGTAGATGGTTGCTCTCACCTGCCATTGAACGCGGGGGATTGTTATTTAACTATGTTTAAAGAAATCTGGAAACCTGTGGTTGGGTACGAGGGACTCTATGAGGTAAGTAGCATCGGTAGAATAAAAAGCATGAAAAGAATTGTCAGAAACAATGGCGGATATCGGACTATTCCCGAGTTAATTAAAAAGAATTCCATAGATAGAAGTGGTTATGAGTTTGTATGGTTATGGAATAAGTCGGGACGAATTCATAGAGTACATAAACTTGTTGCTTTGGCTTTTATTCCTAATATTGAAAACAAGCCATGCGTCGACCATATAAACGGGAATAGAAGAGATAACCGAGTAGAGAATCTTCGGTGGTGTTCTCACAAGGAGAATAGTAACTTTGAAATAGCACGCGAGCGTCTGTCTCAAAATGCTCCTTGGCGCGGGAAGTATGGCTCAGATAATCCGTTTGCAAAATCCGTCATTCAGTGCGATTTGAACGGTAGAATTATTCGAGAATTCGGAGGAGTCTTAGAAGCTTCTCGAGAGACGGGAATTAACCATAGATGCATATCCGACACCTGTAGAAAAAAGCAAAAAACAGCTGGCGGCTATATATGGAAATATAATAACATTAAGCAATATGAACCTTAGAATTATTCAAGACCGCACATTTGATGCGGAGTGCGCGAGAAGGGCTGGTCTGATTGACCTGCATGACCAGATTCTCGCAAGATTAAACGGATTGTACCCAGAACTTAAGGATTACATTAAGCAGGCCATGGAGGTCTACGGGGAGGTAGGTGATTCGCTCACCGAGGCCAGAAGTCAGTATCTGAAGGAACATAGAAGTTCTTTAAAATTAAGGTATCGATGAATAAAAGAAAAAGCCAAGGAGGTTATGAAGAATGTGTAGGAGGGGTCAGACGGTGATGTTTAACGGCGTCGAGTATAGGTTGACGCTGAAAGGGCGACTTTATGCGGAGTGGTTGATGCTTACAGATAAAATCAGATGTCTTCTTACGAGAAAAAGGTAGAGGCGGCCATAAAGTTGCTTCAAAATATACCTCAGGACGGTCCCATCGAGTTATGCTACTCGGGAGGGAAGGACAGCGATGTCATCCTTGAACTGGCGAAGATGGCGGGAGTGCCCGTTGTTCCTATCTACAAGCAGACCTCCATTGACCCTCCGGGGACGACGAAGCATGCGAAAGAGATGGGTGTTGAAATCCGCAGACCAAAGGAGACCTTTTTCCAGTTGGTCGAGAGGAAAGGGAATCCCAGCCGTTTCAAGCGTTTCTGCTGTGAGGTGTTGAAGGAGTATAAGATTTACGATAGAGCCATTGTCGGGATAAGGAGGAGCGAGAGTACCAAGCGTGCGGCGAGGTACAAGGAGCCCGAAGTCTGCAGGATTTATCCCCACGGTGACACCGCAAGGCAGTATTTCCCGATTTTGGAGTGGACGGACGCAGATGTGGAGCGCTTCATCAAGGAGAGGGGGATTAAATGTGCCCCGGTCTATTATGACGAGAACGGGGTGTTCCATGTGGAGCGGAGGCTCGGGTGTATTGGCTGTCCTCTGAAGAGCGACAACGGCTTGTCGGATTATAAGAAGTATCCCAAGTTCCTTAAGGCTCAGATTAGGGCATACCAGAGGTTCCTTGACAATCATACGACCTCAAATTGGTATAAGAGGATAGACGGGAGTGCCATTAATGGTTTCTTCTATTACCTGTTCTGCAAGTCTGACGAGGAATATCAGATGCGTACGGGGCAAGACCAACTCTTCGGAGAGGAGAGGGTGGATCCCAAGAAATTTATGGAAGATTATTTCGGTATAAAATTTGAATAGAAACCCGATTTATTATGGAAGATCAGAGAAACATTCATTACCGCAAGGGTGGGAAGCTTACTCACTGCGGAGTCGAGTGTCTGCCGGAAGGCAAGGACATCGAGAGAATTATCATTGCTCGTATTGAGTACAAGGAGAGCGAAATGATCAACGGAAGGACAGAGACCGGAGTATGGGTGGCACATTTTGCGCCCAATCCGTACACCAATCTCCCTATGCTGTTGAATGCAACTAACAGGAAAAGGCTCGTGAAGCAATTTCCGGAGTGTGACGGTTACCCAGCAAGGCTGGAGAATGTTGCCGTAAGGCTTACGAAGGAGAAAACCAGGGATGTGCAGGACGGCGGCGAGACTTGGGGGCTTCGCATCAGCAAGTTGCCCGCATCGGACGCACCCCAGAAGCCCGCTCCAGCGCCAGCCCAGAAGAAAGTCATCACGGAGGATAAGATTGACGCCGTGGTGAAGTGGGCTAAGGACAACGGCTTGTCCGTGGAGCAGGTTGCCGATAAGTATGATTTCGCGTCGGACGCCGTAAGGCAGACTATCGCCGACGCATTGGACGATTTACCAGCATAGGAATATGACTAAGGAAGAAATTTGGCTTCGGAAGAGGCTCGGAATGATTACCGCGAGCGAACTTGGGCAGATTACCAGCGCCAGCGGAAAGATTATAGACGGCAACTTGTCGTACATTAGGTCAAAGAGATGGGAGAGAAAGCATGGCTTCTCCCATCCGGTGACCTCTTGGGCTATGGAGGTGGGTAGCGAGCAAGAACCTATGATTATAGAGTGGTGCCGCCACAACCTCGGCTTTGACGAAATCGTATACTCAAAGGATTTGCCCGACATTCCCTTCTGGATTGGCACGGACTGCCCCATAGGAGCGTCGCCGGATGCTTTCACGCCAGATATGCGTGTCGTGATAGAGGCTAAGACTCTGGTAGGCGCGACCTCCATTGAGTTCTTTGGCGACGAGTACACATCCTTTGAGGAGAAGAAATTGGCGGTCTGGAAAGACCACGGCGACCAGATTCTCGGTCAGTTCATTTCAAACTCTGCCGTTGAGGAAATATACCTCGTCAAGTATATCTATCAGGACGACGACATTATGGCGGATACCGACAATCCTCTGGATCCTTGGCGTGGCATTGTCTTTAACTTTAAGCGAGCCGACTACGAGGACTCTATCCTTGAGATGAAGGAACGCATCCGTCTGTTTGACAAGATGATTGACGCTCCGATCAATCCGTCCGACTTCAAGAAGGGCGAGTGGTATATTGACGGCAAGGGTAAACTGCAGAAGAAATGACAGATATTAGTGGGAATATTGTAAAAGACGAGAAAGGGCGGGTTTTGGCTACTCTCTATGAGGTTGACGGCGTCATCCGGGTAGCCAGAACGCCCCTATGCTCCATCGGGGAGTTTTTCCTTATCTTGACATATCTCCAAGATTTAGGTTTTGATGTGAAATGAAGAGTAAGAGCCCACTGAATAGGAGTACCGCTCCTCTAGTAATAAGGCTGTTTGACTACTGCTTCAAACAGGGGGTGCAGGACGCTCGCGACCTTGAAAATGACTTTGAGGCTCAGGAATGGGTGCAGACCTGCCTCCAGAACGGCACATATGGCGTCCTTCCAGAGAAGGATTTGCCCTTTGACTGGCGTCGCTGGCGGTTCACGCTATATCGTTGGTGTCGCATAGCCCATCTGCCGTCCTTGGCGGATGTCTATCTGAATAGGATGGAGCGCTACAAGAACACCTTTGCATTCGCTATCCTTCCGATAGCGATGCGTTTCTATCTTATGGGGGTGCAGGAGTGGCTGGAATATCCCAATCCGAACAATATGGCGTATTTCCTGCAGAACAGCAAGATACACTGGAAGCCGACCCTTCAGCATTTGAAGAAGATGAGGATTTCGGACTTCATTTCCTATGTACAGGAGTTTGCCTATGAAAGGATGGACGGAAAGGTGGAGGGGGATTTGTCAGCAGATAAATACGATGACTTTAGCCGAGCCATCTGGAGATGTACGCAGAAATATGACACCATTGGAGACTACGAAGAGTCAGAGGAGAATTTATAGAGTTCAGCATCTGACGCCTAGCACCTTCCAGATGGACTATATTCTTCTGCCATACGGCTACGCATACAATGCGGACATAGCCAAGGCGAAGAAAGGGGACAAGATAAGGTTTCTTGACGGCGAGGACAAGACAATCTTTGCCGTCCGCAAGATTAAACTGCTGAAGCCAGAGACGGACATCCTTTGTCGTATGCGGTATGGCATTACGATAGCTGGAGCGTTGATGCGGTGGCAAACCGCCGCCCAGATGGCCGGCCACGGGAAGAAGGCAATCAGCACTGATGAATGTTTATGGGTAATACTGTCGGAAGAAGGTTCAGAATAGAGGCGAAGTTCGCACCGAGGGTGCTGCTGCCGTCAAATGCGATAGAGCAGGCTTTCTTCGGGGAAGCCGTTTCCCAGAGGGAGTATGATTTCATTACGCTTGACGGTAAGCAGTGTAAGGGGCGGTTTTTGTCGGCATTGCGTAACGAGGACGGTCGCTTCAATGAGCGACTGGACTTGATTTGTATGAGGAACTGGAATATGCCTTTTGAGTCTATGAAGTCCTTGTGGATTTCAAGGCTGGGGGTCATATCTGACTGTTGGTATCTGATAGAATTAAATTAAATCAAGGCTTAGTGTAACAGGGTAATGGACCGGCCTAAACAACATACCGTCCAGAAGACGGAGATCCCGTGAAAGCCGTGGGGCCTTTATTTTTATTTTCGGATTTTATTCTTATCTTTGTATCAGCATCGTGTCGCAGACGATGAGGAGAAATTTAACGCCCCGGACGAGTAATATAGCGCTGCGACCGCTATGTGAAAATTCGGGGTTTGCTTTATAAGGATGGATGAGATTTGGAAACCAGTGGCAGGCTATGAAAATCTGTATGAGGTTAGTGATATGGGGCGAATCAAAAGATTGCGCCGTGAAATCAATAGGAGTAAGAAAGGCCGACTAATCCTGCATGAGCGTATCTTAAATCCAGGACTTAACAAAGGGTATCCTCGGTTACTTCTTAAAGACGAAAACCATATCGGGAAAAATTATACTGTTCATATGCTTGTGGCAACCGCGTTTATCCCAAATCCAGAGAATAAACCCTGCGTTGATCATATAAATGGCGATAGAACTGATAATCGGGCGTTAAATCTTAGGTGGTGTACTGTAGCTGAGAATAATAGCTATGAATTAGCCCGCAAACATTTCTCGGAATCAAAAATGGGAGATAAGAATGGAATGTATGGGAGAAAGGGAGCGTTAAGTCCATCCCATAAGCCTGTGCTTCAATATAATCGTGATGGTAATTTTATCAAAAGATATTATGGGATAATGGAAGCTCAGAGGGAGACGGGCGTACAGTTTAGAAACATTAGTAAAGTTTGTAAGGGCGAGCGTCGCTTTGCAGGCGGATATATCTGGAGATACGAGGAAAAATGTTAGAGTTGAGGAAATATCAGGAAACAGCCGTTTCGGAAATACGAGAAGCCCTCGGGAAGTATCGCCGTATTGTTTGCGTTATGCCCACTGGAAGCGGGAAAGGGTCCTTACTTGGTTACATAGCTTATTTGTCGGCCAAGAAAGGTACGAAAACGCTTATTCTGGCGCACCGGGAAGAAATTCTGAAGCAGAATGCGGGGCACTGTAGGGAATGCGATATAGAGCCACAGATAATATCTCCGAAGCATCGGAATGTTCCCGACGGGTTGGTGGTATGTGGAATGGTACAAACGCTCCGGCGAAGGGTTGAAAAACAGGAGTGGCTGGAATATCTCCAATCCATTCAGATGTTGATTCTGGATGAAGCGCATATTTGTGATTACGATTTTCTCTTTGGTCTGGTTCCAAACAAGTGCTTTATCTGCGGTTTTACGGCAACAATGGCAAGATACGGCGGGATGACCCAGGCGGGTCTACAATATAATGCTATGGTCATCGGACCGAGCGTGAAGGAACTTATTGATATGGGTTACCTCTGTCGATGCAGATTATATTCTCTGGATGCTCCGTCAATGGAAGATGTGGATTGGGATTACGGGCGAGGGGATTATAATCTAGGTCAAATGGCCGCAAAATTCAAATCAAGGGCTAGATATGTAGGGGCGGTTGAAAACTACCAGCGTATCTGTCCGGGAGAGAAGGCTATTATTTTTGCCTGTAGTTCAGAACAGTGCATCGGTCTTGCGGAGGAATTCAATGCACACGGAATCCCAGCAAAGTATCTCTTGTCGAATAACTTTGACGAGGATGAGGAGTTGTCAGGTGAAAGAAAGGACATAGTAGAAGGATTTGAACGGGGAGACTTTAATGTTCTAATTAACTTGGGCATAGGAGTTGCAGGGCTGGATGTGCCAAGTATTAAGGTCGTAATTCTGATGTATGCCACCACATCTTTGGTCAAGTATTTGCAAAGTTGCGGTCGAGCCAGTCGCCCGGCCCCAGGAAAGAACAATGAATTTATCTGCCTCGATTTTGGTCGGAATTATGAGAGATTAGGAAGATATGAGGACAGTAGAATCTATAGTCTTTGGCACAACACTGGTGCTGGAGGCGGAGTTCCGCCGACGAAGGAGTGTCCGCAATGTGGGAGGCTCGTGCCGGTGTCGTGGACGGACTGCCAGTTCTGCGGATACCACTGGCCGACCCAGCAGGAGACCTACCGTGCGGAGTTGCAGGAGATTGTGGCGAAGCAGGAAGAAGAGGAGACTTTGGAGCAGTATGTGGCGAGAAGAAAACTTGAGGGCTGGTCTAACAATAGAATTCTCGTGGCGGTATGCATAAAGAACGCCGACAACCAGAAGGAGGCGTTTATGCGAGCCATAGAGGTTCTGAGGACGAAGCACGGAGCAAATTTGAGCCCGAAGTTCTGGTATTTCTTCAAGAGGGAGATACTGAGCAAGGTAAAGGTTAAGAGAAGCGAGGACTCTTCGCCGAAACTGTTTTAGGCACGGGAATTGAAGGGAGAATCAAAAAAAGTAAGAATATGATTATTTCAGAACAAAAGGGGAAGGTAGTCGGATTTCAATATAACGAAGACGGATTCCAATTCCAAGTTGAGGCGTATCCTGTTGATATAAATGGGGTGTGGCAAAGTTTTTATTTTCCATTCAATAAGAATAGGCCGAAAGCCGTTAATTTCGACGAATTCTGTGGAAAACGAGTGAAGATAACTGTAGAAATGGAGGAGTAGTAGTTATGGATATTGAGATTAGGCGGAACAAGGATATAAGGTTCGATTTCGAGCTGAAGCCGGAGAAGAAGAAGGAGTTGGAAATGCTTCTATCCACCGGGATCCATCAAGAAATGCTCAATGAAGCAGCTCGCATCCGATATGGGATAGAGCAACGAATATGGCATCATATCAAAACTAGTGAAATAAAGGACCTTGACGGGAACCCTATTACTCCAGAAACTCATGAAATCAAGTTTGATGTTGGTATGGTCGAATATGAGGGAGATACCTATGCGATTCCTACAAAATGGTATGTCCGTCCCAAGAAAAGCGAATACGAGAAATGAGCAACCCAGTAGAAGACTTAATGGCGGTATTTGTCGGAGAGAAGGATAAGATTGGTAAGGATAATCCTATTCTTGTTCCAGAAGGCATGTATTATACCGCAGAACGCATAGCAAAAGAAAACAATATATTGGTTAAGCTTGAGCCGGTTAAGACGGTATGGAAGGAAACGGTCGAGAAATGATAACTTTTGAAAAAATAGACCTGAAAGATTATACGCCGAACTTTCCCGAGGATGTTATAACATTTGGCGATGTGACGGACGAGATAGAACCATCGCGCCCAGATATGTCTGTACCGGCGGCGGTGATAGCAATGCTGAGAGAAGCAAAGGAAAAACACTTGCCGGTAATGTTCACAAACGACGACGAGACTCGAGCCCTTGTAATAAAAGATGCGAACGATCTTAATCTGAAAATAACCGTTAACGGAGT